GCCACCGCTCCAGTCAACGCTCAAGACGTTGGTGGTATTTCTGCAACCGCATCTCCAACTGCCACATCGTCTGGATCAGTGTCTAATCAAGCTGTGCAGATCCTTCAAGGCTCAGCGATCACCAACACCTATGGCGGCAACATTCAATGCCAAGGTCCAACACTGACTGTCACGCCGTACCTCAACCGCACCAAATCATGGGGCCTGCCTTACGAGTACAGCTATAAAGATCCGGTTTATGACCTTTCTGATCTGGATGACGATGGTCGTCTGGACAACCCAGGCGATGTCCTTTTCTACAAAGACACGCGCACAGGGCAGAAGGACAACCATAACTGGAATGTCGGACTGTCGATTCAGGCAACCATCCCGTTAGATCAAAGCTTGCAGAATCGCTGTAAAGAAGCAGTCGATACGCAGATTGCGATCCAGAAACAACACCTCGCCAACAAGCGGCTCGACTTTGAGATTTCAAGGCTCAAGCATTGTGGCGAGCTGAAAATGAAAGGTATTCGCTTCGCCAAAAACAGTCCTTACGAAAAGGTCTGCCGTGACGTGCTCGTTCACCGGCCCGTTCCACATACCCATTCTATCTCCGTAACGACCTCTGGAACTTCCGCCGCTCCCTGACGCTTTCAACTTTGACTTTTTTACCCAGTGCCTTTTGAAGTTTCTTCAACACCTTCTTCATCACCGGCCTGATCGCCTTGAGCAGCACTGGAGTTGCCAGGGCAGCTGATATTGCAATCGCTGACGTTCCAGCAGTATTAACAGCTTGCGGGATCGTCGGAATCGCCTCAACAATACGCTGAGGCAGTGACTTCATTTCAACCGTTGGTTCTGGAATTCCTGGTGGTGCTTCTGATTTTGGTGTTTCTTTTTCGGGCAGTTTGATCGGTGGTGGTTTTGCAGCTGGTGGATCAGCGGGTTTAGGTGCTGCAGGTTTAACAGGCTGTGGTTCAACCTCAGGCTCCATATTCATTGGATTAAAGTGAGGCAGCTCGATCACTGGAACGCCAATGTCCAATGTGACAGGTGGCGCTTGCGGTATTGCTACCTGTGGAAGATCAACAGACGAGTTAATCTCAGGCACGACGATCTCTCGGATCTCCATGAAGTCAGAGCGGTTTACAGCAGGTCAACTTTGGATTGAACGTAACCGCAGACGTGAAGGACCGCCTGTCGTCTACACCGTATTGTGCGGCAAATCTGCCAGACCTTTCACCGACCCAAAAGCAATCCTCAAATGGGTGAAGTGGCCCAAAGGCACACCAACTGGTGATGCTTTACGTGAATGGTTGGCGTCGTTTGACGAGAAACCTCAAGCACCCGCGCCAGAACTTGATTGGGACAAAATCAAGGCTGAAGGCTTCGGACCTGAAGCTCATGACGAGGAGACCGTTGACCCAATCACCGGAGAGGAAATACCGGACGACCCAATCACCGGCACCAAGATGGTGATCTGATTGTTCTTGTGCTATAAAAGGCATACCTCTCCTACAGCTTCCACAACTCCCCTGTTCCGCCATCGCAAGATGCCCGTTCCGGCCTGTTGTGCTCCCTGTAGGCCAGGTACGCTAGACCTAGTTCCCAAGCTGTTAGATCAGCCTCTGTTCTGCTAGAGCGTCGGCACTTGAGAACCCCGTCCTAGGCGGGGTTTTCTTGTGTCAAGGCAAAGGAATCGCAGGGCCTGTCTCCGTTGGGAGCTTTGGCATCTCAGGCATCTCTGGGACGGGCACCTGCTTAAGAATCGTCTCCGTCAGCTCCAGCTTCATGTTGCTCATGTAGAGCTTCATCATTGATGGAACACGGGTGTAAGCCATTACGCCCATGACAGCCAGGATCGTTGAAATGGTGAAGCCCAGAACGCCAAGCAGGTTGTAGACCTTTTGCATAATGATTGGCAAGAAAAAACCCCTTCCCTGTGTGAGGAGAAGAAGGGGCGTTTGCGTCTCTGCAGACTCAAGCTAGCTCAGAATTTGTACTTCAGGCCAGCCTTAAGGCCATAACCAGCATCAGCATCCTTGTACTTGGCGTAGGACACTTCGCCGTAAACATCCAGAGGTTCTGCAACAGGAGCAGAAACACCGGTCTTGGCGGAGAAACCAACCTCGGTGTCGCCTGCATCAGGCTGCAGCCAAGAAG